AACATAAATGAGTAGAATTAATTAATTCCTCTCCCATTATGCGAATATGTCTCAAATGCTCTTCAGTTGCACCATTATGTTTATACCAAGCTTCTATTTTTGAATATAGAGCGTGAGCGATTTGTGAAACCGCTTGAGGTCCAAAGTTTGAAAAATCACCAGCAATAACATCATCACCCACTGACGTCACATAGTTATGGAGTTCCGTCCACGTTTCCGTGTTCAGAGGATCAATACCAATAGCATGTTCTAATTTAGAAGCATGAAAAGTATGAGCCATTATGAAATCCCCAAATATCTGACGACAGTGAATGGTAAAGTCAATAGGTGACATAGAAAATATTCTTGTTTTTCCTTTTATTCTACACTTCTTCTTTGGCAAAGTTTCGTCCTTGGTACAATCTTGAAATACAGTAAATGGCTTGATGTTCTTCTCTCTCATCGCCCACTTCACATCCATTTGTTTCCTCAACTCTCGGTGCAATTTGTAGTCAACAACATCATTACTCACAGGATCTCTGTTTATGTTAAACAACCATCCTTTTCCTTTCAATCCCTTAGGTCTGAGTTTCGACAATGGAAAACCCTCACTTGAGTCCATTGGTATAGAGTGGAAGTTATAATCGGGGTTACCAAATATAGCTTCTTTTTCGCTCAATATACCAACCTTTCTCAGGGGTTTACATTTACTAATTAATAAATTTCCAAAATCTTCAACAGCCAAATCAACAGCCCATTGCGGAAACTCCTTACTCGGATTACCATGTTTAGCAACACCATCATACAATGGTGAGCAGCCAGGTGGCAATCTTTCATCATAAGGACTCAAAGGAGCAGGTTCAGTTCTCACCTCAAACTCTTCTCCATGAATAAGTGAAGGTACTATTCTCGTTCTACCAGATTCTCCCTTCGCATAATCCCTTGGTACTTTACCAATAGGAAAAACACTTCCCTCCAAGACTCTATCAGTCAATTCAATGGGTTCCAAATTCGGTATGAATATTTCCATAGACATACTTTGTTCAACACCATCGAATTCTTCTCGTATCAATCTCTCAGAATATCCATTATGCGAATACAATCCACCAGCAGTATGCATTCCAATTATTTTTGCAGTTCTCATATGTATCAACATTGAACCACAA